AGCGCCTCGATCGACGTGCCGACGATCATAACCCGGTCGGTCATCGGCACTCTCCCGTTGTTGAGCATCCGCCGAGCGCGCACCGCGGCGCCGTAGAATGTCTTAGAGGTCGTCGCGGTTTCCGTACCCGCATCGGGATCGAGGGTGACGTTGTACGCGTACGTCGCACCTTGGATCGTCGAGATCAAAATGTCCTCGATACCCCGCGCAATCCCCGCGACCATCGGAGCGATCACTTGCTCCGAAAACGACGTGATGTCGAGGGTGAGGTTCTCGTCGGTGATCCCGACGGACTTGTACACGTTCGTGTCAAGCGTGACGACGACGCGCCGCTCGGTGAGATCGTCCTTCGTCCGCGCCGCACCCGAGCGGAGCGCGCGCGTCCGAGCGGGCGAGTACGCGGGGACGCGGATCGTCACCGCATCACCCGCGGCGCCGCGGAAGTCGCCGCCCGCGTCGCGCCAAACGTAACGCGGAACCGAGACGTCGCGCTCAAGCAAGCCGAGCGCCGTAGCCGACACGATCTGCGGCTTGATAGTTGAAATCGCCAAGTGTTTATTCCTCCGGGGTTATTCGCTCACCCTCGCGGGCCCGACACCGTGTCGGCATCGGCGGAAGTCCGGGGTGCGTCACCGCTAGCGCGTCCGTTCGGACTCGCACCATGTCGGTGCGGTAGCGATCAAGCACCGATGAGATATTACCACCTCGAATTGATCCTCGACGCAAGCTTTCGCGGATCGAGTTCCTCACCCTCGGACGCGGGGGTACCCGTCGCACCCGAAACCGTCGAGTCCCTCGGCAAGTCGCGCACCGCACCCTTCGAGATCGCGGCCAAAAGTTCTTTCGCGTCCGCCTCGATTTCTTCCTCGGTCGTGCCTTGCAAGCGCGACGCGAGTTGCGCGGGGAGCTGCAAACGAGCGGCAACCCGCCAACGAAGAGCTTCCGTCCGCGCTTGCTCCGCTTCCCGCTTCGCAAGCTCGGCGGCCTCGCGGATGCGCTCGATCTCGGACTTTTGCGCGTCCTCTAGCGCCTTGAGCTTCGCGGCCGCTTCCGCGTTACGCTTTGCCTCCGCCTCGTGCTTGCGCGCGAGTGCGCGCCATTTCTCAAGCTCCGCGATCGGATCGGGCTTGTCCGTGTCCGTCGTCGGCGGTGTCGGCGGCGGTGCGTCCGTCGCTTGCTTCGTCGTTTCGTCCGACATGATCTTTACCTCCGAGTGTTTCGAGTAGCCAACGTTTGAGAGCCGCGCGTCTACGCGCGCAACCTGAGCACGGCATCACTCACCCCGCAAACGAGCGCCAAGATCCTACCTCCCCCGTCGCGCTTGCTTGCTTCCACTCCGCGTACTTGTCCGCCCAAGCGCGCGAGCTCGGCGGCCATTTCTCCCGCGGGAGATCGTGGAAAACGGGTTCGATAGTGCAAGCGCAACGATTATGCGCACGAAACCCCCCGGTGCGCTTCGAGTACACCGGGCCCCGCGCGGCGAGCAACCCGCAAAACGCGCACGCTTTACCCCTCGTAACGCGTACCCACCCGACGGCGGCGCGATCCGCGCGGATGAGATCCGAGAGTCGCAACCTCCCTCCCTCCAACACGTACCGCGACAACCGCGCCGCGAGCTCCGCCTCGGTTTTCCGGAGTAACCCCGCCTCTTCGATCGCACTCCCGAGCGCGAAAGCGTCCTTACGGAGTAGGAAGCGGTACGAGTCCCCGATAACCTCGCGAAACGCATCGTCCACGACGTCGATCGTCGGGAGCGGAGCGATACCGGGGACACCCTCGGCACTCCGAAACGCGGCATAGTAACGCGACGCCGCCTCCGCGGACTTGAGGCGGTACTCCGTCGTCGTCTTGACGAGCGCGTTTCGCGTCGCGGCGACGGAGTATTGATTCTTCGGATCGAACCCCGCCATGATCGACGCGAATTCGTCGAGCGCTTGCGAGCGGATCGCGAGTTGCTCGCGCATATGTCGATCGGTAAGCTTGTCCGCGGCTTCGGTGAAGGCCACCCTCAACCCCCGAGCAAGTCGGCAACTTGCGAGCGGAGTTCAGCCTGAAACGCGGCGAGCTCGTTCCCGCTCGCGAAAGCGGCCCGCCAACGCTCGACGTCCTGTTGCGTCACCCCGGGGATGCGATCCCAGAGTTCTTGCGGGGGGATGCCGAGCATCTGCGCCATCTTACCGAGCGCGTCGACGGTAGCGGAGAGTGCGCGCGACTCGGTGTCCCGCCACCTCACCTCCGACGTCGGATCGATCGGCAAGCCCGCCATCGCCCCGGCAACCTCTAGCGTTTGTTCCCAAGCCTCCCCGAAGATGATCTGACGCTCGGCAACCTTCCGTCGATACCCCGCCTCCGCGGCGACGAGAGCTTCCGCCGAGAGGTTGACGAGGGAGCCGAGCAACTCGTGAACGGGTGTTTGCGAAAGCGACGCGGCGTGCCGGAGCGACGCCTCCCGCGATTCGAGGTAACCCCCGAGATCCGTTTGGCCAAACTCAAAGAGCTTGACGTCGGGATCCTCAAACTGCCACAAACGCTGAGCGCTTGCTTTGAGCGCGATTTCCTCGGAATCGGCAACCCACCCGATGATCGCACGCTGACGAAACGCGCCGTAATGCTGAGCGACGAGTAAAGCAAACGTCGTCAAGTCGACTTGATCTTGCAAGTCGAAAAGTTGCTCAACCTCCCCCTCGACTCTCCCGTCCGCGTCGATCTGATTGAGGAAGCGCACGACGGGGACAATACCAGCCGAGTGCGGGACGGGTTCACCGATCACCGAGAGGTTCTCCGTTCCCCCGACACCGTTACCGCGGATCGCCCATATCTCCGTCGGGGTGACGAGCCGATAGTCGACGATTTCAACCGCGCGGTCGGAAAGGGGAGTCTCGCGGAACAAAGCAACCGCGGGCCAGATATCGTCTATCGACGCGTAAAGCACGGACGCGCGGAGCGGGGAGTAGACACGGATCCTCGGAACACCCCCCGGCACCGGAGGGACGACGAGCACAAAGGCGGCACCGTACGCGAGCGCCGCGCGGTGTACCGCGGTCTGCCGCGCGTCGAGCTGGTTCGCTTGCCAAATGCGCCAAGGTTCCGCGTCCTCGGCATCGCGCGCGCGACGGTAACCGTCGACGTAGAGCGTTTGCGCGATCGAGTTGACGACGATCCGCATGAGGTTGACGCGCGCCATCGACGCGAGCGCGCGGAGTTCCTGAGGTGTCCCCGGGGGTACCGCGGGGTGAGGTTGCGCACCCCGGAGGTAGCGGTCGATCTTGCTCAAGCGCGGATAGTCGCGCGTCGCGACGCCGAGTGCTTTTTGTGCCCAAGTGAGCGCTTCCGTCGTGTCCATCACACAAAGACAACCTTTCCCCGAGCGCGGCGGTGTCGTCGTCGGCGGAGTCGCTCCGGCATCGCGACGTATGCACGACGCGCCGCCCAAGCGAGCACCGCGGCCATCACCCAGTCGATCTTGCGAGCGCTTTCGCGATGATCTTTTTGTATCGTCGTCCCGAACCCCGTAACTTTTCGTCGCGCATTGTACACGTGCGACGACGCGAGGGGTTCGCCAAGGTGCCTAACCTCCCGATCGACGATCGCGGAATACAAGCGCTCGACGGCATCGACGGTCTCGCGCTTCCTCCCGCGCATGTCCCAAGCTATCGGAGCTCGCTCGTTCACCTTGACGACGAGATCGCTCCCGTGCGCCTCGGTCCAACGATCAACGTAACTTTCCCAAGGGTGCACGTCGGCAAAGAACCCGACGACATCGTAACGCTCGAATGCTTGCTCAACCGCTCCGTCGATTTCCTCCCTCGGTACCTCCCCCCCGTAATCCTCGGGGTTCCAAAGTCCGAGGGTGAAGAGTAGCCCGTCCTCAACCCGGCACCCGACAAGCGCGGTCCAGTCGTCCGTTTTGCTCCCGTCGAACCCGAGGGTGATCGTGTCCCCTTCCGCGGGCGGGTTCGCGTCGAGCACCGCGCACGCGTCCCATTGTTGCCGACTTACCCATGAGTCCTCGGCGGCGACTACCTGATTGTACCACCACCTCCGCGATTGCGAGGGAGGGTTCCGCACGTCGAGCACCTCCGCGATGAGGCGCTCGGTGTCGAGCCAGTACGAGTCCCCGCGCACCGCCGCGCATACCTCCGCGGCCGCGTCGGCGGTGAGCGGAGCAAGCGGGGGAGCTTCGAGCGAGTCGTAGAGTAGCCCGACGTCAACCGCGCGGCCCGCCTGTACCGCCTCCCAAGCTTCGCGATCGCGCTCCGCGACGCTATCCTCGCCCGGGGTGTACGCGTTTGTGATCCTGAGCGTCCGCGCACCCCCGCCGACAACCTTTGCCGCATTCCGCGCAATCACCGCGGCCATGTCGTGCCCGTCGTTGTGCGATTGCCAAAGGTGCGTTTCGTTGAGCACGACGAAGGTTGCGCGAGCACCTTCGAGCGAAGCGGGCGAGCGCGTCACCGCTTGGAGGAAGCGCGAGTCGTCGAGCGCGTACGCGGTTTCTTTGCCGATCTGTACGCGGTACGCGAAACGACACTCCCTCGTCACAAGCGAAGGCAAAAGCCGCATCGTATTCTTCGTTTGGTCGAGCGACACCGCCGCCGTTTGTACCCACGCGTCCCCTACCTCAACCCCGACGGGATTACCGTCCGCGTCCCAACCCCCGAAGCGCACGGGCCCGAGCATCTCCGCCATCATGAGCGCCGCCGCGAGTGGATCCTTACCCCAGCCTTTCATCCTTTGGAGCACCGCGTCGCGGTAAAGGAACCTCCCCTCGTCGTCGAGCGCGTACCACCAAAGCACGAAGCGCGCCTGTTCCCCGGTGAATCGCCAAGGGGTGCCGTCCGCATGCTGTAGCCAAGTCCCGCACCATTCGAGCACCCCCCACCCTAGCGTCCGCTCGGGGAGCACCCATCGTCCGTCGTCACCGACGCGCCAAGTCGGGCCGATCGCGGTGATCCCCCAACGTGTCGAGGGGACAACCGCGGGCTTGCTGAGTAGCTGTCGGTAGTACTCGACGATGAGCTCGCTACGCTCCGCGACGGGTGCACCCTTTGCCCTAGCCAATCCGCCACCTCGCCGCCGCTGCGGCACGTGCCGCCGCCGATCGTCGTCCCGTGTTCACTTGCTCGTCGACGTCGGGGAGCGGTAACCGCTTGTGCAACACCCCGAGCGTGTTTCGATGCTGCGATAGCGCGTTGAGTAGCGCGGACGGGGGAAGCGCACCCGTCGCGACGATCGCGTCGAAGCGATCCTGTAGCACCGCGAGTACGTCGAGCTCCGCGCATATCTGGCTAAGTACCATGAGCTCGTCGGGCCGAAGCTCGTAGCGCGAGGTAACCTCGTCCCAAAAAGCGCGGCCGCTCGGGCCGAAATTCTCACCGTTCACGGCACCCTACCCCCCGCTCGCTGGTTCGGAGCCGCTACGCCAACCGTGCTTCCGCTCCCCGCGGCG